GACACTACCAAATGATTTGAGGAATGATATTTTAACGCTTGTTTCGTGGATGTATGAGAATAGGGGTAAGAAGATGAATGCTGATCCGAAACAATCGGTTTCGCAATATCCTTCATGGGAAGGTTTGAATTATCACCAATACAGGCAAGTCGTAATTTAATGGCTAAAGGATTTAATATAGAGGTTTCAGATAGAGCAATTAACAACATACTTAAAAAGTATAAGACACTTGTTAATGATGCTGCCGTTGAAATTGATATGGAATTAGCCGCACATGGTGAGGATATGGCAAGGAGTGCAAAGAATCTTGCACCAGTTGACACAGGAAGATTGAGGGCATCAATAAGTCTGAAGAAAGACCAATTTATGAGTTATCAGCTTGTTGCACAAACGAAATATGCTGCATACCATGAGTTTGGTACTGGCACATTGTATGAGGCTCCTGAATATCCTGAATGGGAAGATTTGGCATCAAAGTTCAAAGGAAAAGGAATAAGACCTGTGAATATCCCTGCAAGACCATTTATGCGCCCAAGTATTTTGGCTTACTGGCCTAAATTTAAAACAATAGTTATTGAGGTGCTAAAAATGTATAAATGAAAGACGCATCAAATAACATACGTGTAATATATGTAAACGCCTTAAATGGTAACTTGTCCTACAATGGGCAAGATGTTCCTGTTTATGGGCAGACACCATTTCGTACTACTCCTAAAAACTATGTTGTCATTTCATCCATTACCGAATCTGCAAATAACAATAATCAATATTTCGGGAACTTTGTAGATGTAGTGATTGACATATTCAGCGAACAATATCGCATATATGATAATTCGATTGTAGATAATATATCAAGTCAAATATTAAATATATTAATTCCAGATACTGCGGTTGATGGGTTTAGTGATGCGGATTTTGTGGTATATCCAACGGCAAGGACATCGTCAACATATTTACCTCTACAAGACGGAGATAATTTTGTAGCGAGAAAGATAATAACAATTAGTAATTTAGTAAATCAAAAATAAAGTAAAATGCCACAAATCTTAGGATCAGTACAAAACATCGAAATAGATGTAACAGGCGCATCATCATACAAGAATCTTGTATGTCTTCGCACAAGTTCAGTTAACACAACAATGGATGCCACAGTTGAGCAAACTAATTGCGGAGTTCTTACTTCACCTTCAGAGCCTCAGATGACCGTTGATTTTGATGCCATCTGTGAGGCTACTCCAACTATTTCTCAAGTATCATATGAAGACCTTTTGGCTGCAACTGTTAATAAAACACTTGTTACCGTAAGGGTTCAGAACCCAACAATTACAGGGTCTTCAGTAGGTACAGTTTATTACCATCAATTCGCAGGTTATATAACTGATCTTACTTTGAATCAGTCTACCACAGAATTCATTAACTTCTCTGGAACTATCCAATCTTCAGGAACTCTTGATGTAACTCCATAATATGAACTACTGCACTATAACTATAAACGGAACTAAGACTGGTATTAAATTCGGCATGGCATCATTCAGATACTTGGGTGATGGAAAACTTGTTGAAGGCAAAACTCACAAAGGTGATGAACTTAATGAAATAGGGATTGCTCATATTCTTTATTCTGGATATTGGAATAACTGCATTATAAAGGATGTAGAGCCTGAGTTGACTTTCTCTGATTTTGTAGACTATATCGAATCCAATTTGCGTTGTGAAGAAGCAATGATTGAGATAAGGAACGCATTGGAGATATGGACTACGAATGAGTTCATCAAGCAAGTGACTGAGCCTGAAGCAAAAAAAAAGACTTCACCTTCGAAGAAATTGAAGCGTACGCCTTCGGTGAAATGATGCTTTTGCCCAATGAGTTTTATAAGATGTCTCCAAGGCATTTCTCACTAATGCTAAAAGGGCATCAGGAAAAGAAGGTTGATGCTTACCGACAGACGAGGCTATTAATGTTTACAATGGTTCGTTTGCATGGCGATCCGAAATCTTCACCTAAGTCACCAGAGGCATTGTGGGAATTGCCAGGGGATGAGGTAAAAGGGATGTCAGATGAAGACTATCGGGAAATATTTAAAAGATTGGTTAAATGAATGAAGATTTTATATTTCGGCTTGGTGCGGATGTAAGTTCATTTACCAAGTCTATCACCGAGGTTGAGAAAGAACTTGACTCAGCACGGAAGGCTATTAAAGGTGCTTTAGGTGATGACCTTGTAAAGGGTAATCAGTATGTACAAGACCTTGAGCAATCCCTTAAAAACCTTCGTTCTGTTGGCGTACAGGTACCTGGTGCAGCAAAGGCAGCTACTGAAATAAAAAACATTGCTCCTGCTGCTCAGAAAGCACAGAACACGCTCACGGGGTTGTCAGGTGTTGTAAGGGATTTACCATTCGGGTTCATAGCCATTCAGAATAACTTACCAATTCTTATTGACCAATTCTCTGCATTAAGTAAGACAAGTAAAGGTATAGGTGGAGCTTTTAAAGAACTTGGTGGCGCCTTGGTAGGCCCTGCGGGAGCAGCTTTTGCTTTTGGTGCGGTTACTTCAATAGTTACAGGACTTATTCAGAAATACGGCTCACTTGGTGAGGCGGTAAATGTTTTACTTGGTATAACTAAACCACTCACAGAGGCACAGAAAGCCTATAATAAGGCATCATTTGAAACGGCAGGGAATGTAGCTGCTGAGGAATCAAAGGTTAATATTCTTACTAAAACACTACTTGACAATAAAAAGCCACAAGCGGATAGACTTGCAGCTTATGGAGAACTTAAAAAAGTTGCTCCTGATGTTGTTAGTGGTATTAAAGATGAGAATGCACTAACAACTGAGAGTAACCTTCTGATAGCAGCTAATAGTAAATTAAGAGCAGAGTCAGTAAGGTTAAAAGTTCAAGAGGCAGGTATTACGGCTGCGTTGACTACTAATGAAACCAAAATTGCAGAATTAAGGGCAAAACTTGCAACTGCTACTGATAAATATGTAAAATCTGCTGATGCACTTAATAAAAGTGACAAACAAGCAATTATAACTGGCTTAGGGTCAGTATCTGCACAACAACTTGCACTTGATGCCTTTAACAATAATGCAAAAGCAGTAAAGGAGTTAAATGGTCAAATTGCAGTACTCACGGGAGAAAATCAGAAATATTTAAACCAACTTGATCCTGTTGTTCTTGGACTTGCAAATATCAATGAGCAGACAAGAAAAAATGTTGAAGGTTTAAAAGAATCTAATAAAGAAACGGATAAAGCTACCGCAGAATCTAAAAAAAGAACTAAGCAATTAGAGAGAGAGGGTATTGCACTCACAAAGAAGAGCAAAGCTGATGAAAAGGCTCTTGAGAAATTAAGACAAGAAAGAACAATACGTGTAACTGCTCAACTTGAAGTTGATTTTCAGCGTAGAGGGAATATTGATACTTCTGAGATACTTAAAAAACGTATTAAAGAAACTCAAAAGGAAGTAGAAAGAACGGCAGGAGTAATTCAAGTACCTTTGCAATTCCCTGCGGTAAATCCATTGGCTTTATTGCAAAATATAAAACTTGCACAAGCTGAATTTCAGAAACTAAAAAAGGCTGCTAATTTAGAGGCAGCAACTCAGCTTGTATCAGATACTTTCTTTAGTCCAATAAATGAGTTATTTAATAACCTTATCTCAGGTGCTAAGAACTCAATGCAGGAATTTGGCAAAGCCATTACAAGTGCATTAAAACAATTAGTTGCTAAAATCATTGCAACGGGTATAATACAGATTATAGGTGTTTTAGTTTCAGGTGGGTTCTCCGCAGGTGCAGGAGGTGCAGCCAATGGGTTTAAACAAGTCTTAAAAGGTATTGGTGCTGCATTCGGGTTTAAATTCGAAGCCAATACATTTAAAAACGCTTTTGATTTTGGAGGTTTAGCGAATGGATTACAAAACGCAATCAATAGTGTGAATACATCACTTGCCTTCCAAGGTTCATTGGCAGGGGTCTCAAATCCCAATTTCGGAGGCGTAACGGGTGGAGGAATGGCTATGAGTGGAGCAGTTAACGTAGTTTTAAGAGGTCAGGATTTAGTAGGATCATTGAATAGAACAAACGCACAAATTAACAGAGTTGGCTAAAGCACTAAAATATCAAATGGCATTCAAGACAGTTGACAATAAAGATGTCACTGTGGACTTTAGAGTAGAAGGTGCTACGGGTTCTGTGGTGCAATTAGAGGCAGGTGTACGACCTGTTGTATTTCGTGAATATAATACTGATGAAGATATTTTTAAGCCAATTAGAGCGTTCCTATGCGAGTTACAAATAATGACAAATGTCAATGGAGTAACGCTTGATACTTTCATTGCAAATAACGATACGGATATTCAAGTAGTAGTTCATTACAATGGTTATTATGGACTTAGTACATGGTATGGATATATTTTACAAGATGACATTGAAGAAGTATGGGATGATGGTAATCACTACCTTATTGTACGTGCAGCGGAGGGTTTTGGGTTACTGAAAACAATTCCTTTTGCCGTCTCAGGTGCCGAGCCTGTTGGGAAATACACACCATTACAATTCATTGAAAATGCTTTATCCACTCTTACGACTGGTGTTACGGCTGATTATTTTGTGCTTAATAATCTGTTTCATGATAGTATGTTGGACACTGGCGGTAGGCATCCTCTTAATCAATGCTATCTTGATGCTAAGACATTCCAACAAGAAGGCACGGAATATGATGATTGCTACACAGTTATAGAAAAAATATGTGCTGCATTTGGTCAATCTATATTTTTTGATGGTCAAATGTGGTTATTCAGACCTGAAGAATTATATACTTCATATAATAATAATCTTAGGGTCGCAAATGTCACAAGTGTAAATCAATTTGAGATTCTTACAAGGTATGACATCGAAATAGGTGTAGGAAGGGAAATGCAACCGATTATGCCAGAGATGCTTAGAAGTCTTAATAGGGCAACAAAG